ATGCATCTATATCTTGGCAACTGGTGATTTATTAGCCGTTGTATATTATGGAATACGTATATATAGTAAATTATACAAATGATTTTTTTCTTAAGATATGTAAAGTTATAAATGTCTATCATATGGAAAGTCTTAGATGGATATTCGCGCTATGAAATATCTAACTCTGGACTAGTTAAAAATATTAAAACAGGCAAGTTAATTTCTGGAAGTATATCACAAGGATATGTATGTGTTACGTTATATCCAGATACAGGTAAACAAAAAGGTATTAGATTGCATAGGATAGTTGCAAGATTATTCTGTGTACAAAAAGAAGGTGATACAGTTGTTAATCATAAAGATGGAAATAAAACTAATAATTTAGCATCTAATCTAGAATGGACAACTCCTAGAGAAAATACAAGACATGCATCATCAATCGGAAAAATTATAGGAAATAATTATAAAGTTGTAAAAAGAATATGTCCAGAAACTAACCAAATAAAAGTTTATTCATCTATAAAAGAAGCTTTTGAAGATAATAAAGATAAAATAAAATACAGTTCTTATATTGTTAATACTTGTTCTGGAAAACAAGCAACATCTGGAGGATATAGATGGGCGTATGAACAAGATTTACAAACAGACATTTGTAATGATGGAAAAGAAATTGTAAATTATACTAATTATCTAATTACAAAAGATGGGAAAATCTATAATAAAAAAAGTAAAAAATATCTTAAACCAGTAATTAATAACGCAGGCTATTTAATTATAGATTTGCAAGGTGATTCATATGACAATAATAAAGACTATAGTTTATATAGTAGAAAAAGACTTTCTAAAAGAAAGAAATTTAGAATTCACAGACTTGTAGCTGAGTATTTTATTTCTAAACCAGATAGTAGTAAATATTACGAAGTTAATCATAAAAATAAAATTAAAACTGATAATCGAGTTGATAATTTAGAATGGGTATCTTCTTTGGAAAATTTAAGACATGCTCATAATAAAACAGTATATCAATACACACTCGATTGTAAATTAGTTTCTCAATATCAAAGTCTTAGAGAAGCGAGTCAAAAGACTGGAATAAATTATAAAAATATTTCCTCAGCAGTTAGAAAAGGTTATCCTCATACGGCAGGTAAATTTTATTGGTTATTTAGTAATTTTATTTAATTATTATACTACTTTGGTATAATAATGTTTGTTTTTTGCTTACAAGACCGGGAATCCGAGGGCCGTGTTATAAGCACCTCTATTTTCATAGAGGATTAGACTTTATCTTAAGGGTTTTTACACCCCAACCGACATCAAGTCGTTGAACTGCATTCCTGTTAAGGAACTTGGATGCTGATCACCCAATTTTTTAGAATTATTACTTTGCCTACGCCATTACGCGCAGTTCCATGTACTAGTTTCCCAATACAGGTAGTATCTAAAAACTTTAGGGCTTTCCAGCATTTTGACGGTTTTGCCAACTTAGTTGACTAGCAGGTTATATACATTTCTTTTTGGAAATGGTGATATTTACAATGTTTTCCAACCCAAGTTATATCACAACTTAGATTGCATCCTACTGTGTGAAGGCACCCTCGAAGTTTACCTCCAGAAATTCTTATAATGTTGTTGTTTACAACAGTGGTGATAAAGCGGTAGAGCTGTCTGAAGTCAGCGCCCGAATCGACGGCACCAGTACCAGCCGAACCGTCAACAGCACCAGGCGAAGCAACAGGAGCAATGCTGACATTCGTAAGCTTGCCAAAGTTAGTCGAACCCTTAGGATCGAGGCAAATAAAGTCAAGCGAATACGAGTACATGTGGTAGCCGGTTTCGAGAGGGATGACAGGAGCGTGATACCAAGGCTGGACAAGCGAGAAGTAGTCCGAACCCATGGCAGCTAGACGAGCCGTGTTTTCATACGTTAGCGAGGTAGTTAGGATAGGATCAACAGCGCCCGAGGGGTTGAAGTTGACAGCCGTAGCACCGGGAAGAGGAGTTGCGGCGGTGTAGTTCGACCACTCAGAAGCGACAGTATAGTTACGTACAGCGAAGAAAAGAACCTTGATAGCGTGCGAGAAACGAAGATCGTACGAAGGAGTAGAGTTCTGCGAAGGATTGAAGGTTTGGGGAGGGGCAGTCTGAACCTGTTCCATAAGAATGTTACGAGGAGCGCAGGCCATGCGCTTACGTTCGTCGTTCGATACGATAGCGTAGTTAGCCCAAGTCTGGACATTCTGGAGCTGAGGAGCAGTGCCACCAAGCTGAGCCTGAGTTACAGGGCCCGAGGGGTTGGTTCCAGCGGGGGCAGCAATGTCGTCAAGAACGAGGAGATCGTTCCAGTTGCGGAAGGTATAGGTGATACGCATTTCGTTGTAAGGAAGAGCAGCAGTAGGGAGAGCAACACCGCTGTCACGCGAGTAGAAGAAGGGAAGAGGAAGATTTAGAGTGAACGAAGGAATAGCTTCCTCGGGAGCGTGAGGACGAGTGAGGTCGTCGAAATCACCAATCATATTCTTGTAACCGTTGAGCTTGCCAGCAGGGACGGTGAAGGCAGCCCAGAAGTCAAGGTGGAAGTTGTCGAAGCGAGCAGCCGAAAGATCGTTAAAGCTAATGCAGCACTCAGCAATGAGATTGTGCATGAGGTTGCGAGTCCAACGGAGACGGTTGTTAGCGGTAATACCAGCGCTACCGACAGCAACAAGAGCTACCGAAGGGAGGGTAACACGAAGCCAAGTAGCGAGAAGGTAGTCACCAGCGCGCGAGATGTTAACCGAGTGATCCGAGCCGAAATCAGCGTTACCGTTCGAACGCGAGAGGACGACGGGAACTTGGGTGAACCAAGTAGCCTTGCGGGTTTCGCGGACGAAGTAAGCGGTAGCCGACGAGCCACCATAGAGATACTTCTCTAATTCATCGAAGGTAGCGAGATCGATGAAGCCAGACGTTACGTTTGAAGTGCAGATAGATGCCATTTTTATATGTAGCAAGAAAAAAATTTACAAATATTTTTTCTTGCTTAAAATGTTCTAAAGAAAACTTAAAAGAACTGATCTATTTACATATAGAGAAAATTTTTTATGGCTAATTCTGAGTTAGATATAATAGGGATTGATAATAAAATTCAACTTTTTTTTGAAAATGAACTCAACCGGCTTTCAGAATATAAAGAACGGTTAAGAGAGTTAGAAAAAACATTTACAAGCGGTAATTTATCCGCTCGTGGCAAAACAGAAATCGAGAAAAGTATAACCGAATTACGGGAACTTATTATGCGTATAGAGAGAAGAGAAGATTTTAATTTCTATCTTATAGAATCTGCTGAAATCTTAGAAAAATTTCGCCAAAAATTAAAAACACCTATCAAGCTTTCTTTCACAGGTAAACCTAAAGGTGAAGATAAAGAAAAATTAGAACTTGTTCAAAAGTACTTAGATATCGCCCAAAAATACTATAAAATCGAAACAAAACAAACTGAAAAACGATTCAAATTTTCCTGCGATTCCTGTCCAAATAAAAAAGATTTCGTTACCGAAGAGAATGCTTACATCTGTTTAGAATGTGGTTCTCAACAGGAAATTCTTCATCATACAACATCTTACAAAGATTCTGACCGAGTCAATATATCGGCAAAGTATACGTATGACCGTAAAGTACATTTTAGGGATTGTATTAATCAGTATCAGGGAAAACAGAATTGTTCTATAGAACAGAAAGTGTATGATGGGTTGGAAGATGCGTTTGAAAGGCATCATCTGTTAGTTGGAGATAAGACGGAAAAAAGGGAGGTAAGATTTTCAAAGATAACGAAGGAGCATGTGTTGATGTTTCTTAAGGAACTTGGATTTCCAAAACATTATGAGAATGTTACACTTATTCATTACAATATGACAGGAAAGAAGCCTGATGATATATCTTATTTGGAGGATAAGTTACTTGTAGATTTCGATATACTTGTCGAAACGTATGATAAACATTTTAAGAATAAGGTAGATAGAGTTAATTTTATTTCTACCCAATATGTACTTTTCCAACTTTTACAAAGATATAAACATGCTTGTAAAAAAGAAGATTTTATAATTCTGAAAACAATGGATCGCAAGTCTTTCCACGACACTATCTGCCGTGAGTTATTCGGAGCGCTCGGCTGGAACTTTGTTCCATTATACTAAGGCCGTAGGTTCCCTTCTGTGAACGTATTTTCATTTGAAAAAAAAATGAAAATCTTAAAATGAAATTAGTCTTAAAAATCTAATATTTTTCTGAAAATGCCTAAATATACTATTTCTGACCTTAAACAATTTGCATCTGAAAAAGGTGGTGATTGCTTATCGGAAAAATATGTAGATAATGAAACTTCTTATACTTGGAAATGTGCCAATAATCATATATTCCAAAAAGTATGGGTAGTTGTGAAAACACGAGGTGGTTGGTGTGCAAGTTGTAAAACAGGTAATGGAATAGATTCTTTAAAGAAATATGCAGAAGAAAAAGGAGGAAAATGTTTATCTACCCTGTACAAACGCGGAGATTCTAAATATGAGTTTGAATGTGCAAATGGACATCATTTTTCCTGTACTTGGAATAATCTTAAGTTTAACAGAAAAGACTGGTGTCCTGAATGTAAAAAAATTACGATTGAAAAACTTAAACAACATGCAGAAGAAAAGGGTGGTAAATGTCTTTCGGAAAAATACAATACAGCTGATGATAAATACACATGGCAATGCAAGGAGGGGCATATATGGACTGCAATATGGACTAATGTTGGCTATGGAAATAAAACATGGTGTAATACATGTAATCTATGGTCTTTTGAACAAATATCAGATTTTGTAAAAAAGAAAGGTGGTATAGATATCCAATCTATTTCTGGGACCGGAGTAAATGGAAGGTATAAAATTACATGCGAAGACGGTCATTCATGGAGTACATCGGGTACTAATTTGATTTATTCAAATACATGGTGTAGTCAGTGTTTAAAGTTAAATTTAGAAATAGCTAAACAGGAAGCGAAAAAACACGGGGGAACATGCTTAGACGATGAGTATGTAAATCGAAGAGAAGAGATGACATGGCAGTGTAAAGAAGGGCATATTTTCAAAGCTCCATTAGGGAGAATTAGAAATAACGGTGGATGGTGTAAAAAATGTAGAGATAATGAGTTAAAGCACGATATTTCTCTAGCACATGAAATAGCTAAGAAAAGAGATGGTATTTGTCATTCTAGTGAATATGTGAATTTAGAAACTCCATTATTATGGGAATGCCAAAAAGGTCATAAATGGAAGGCGCAATTAGGTAATGTTATGAATAATACATGGTGTATTAAGTGTGTTATGATTAAAAGACGGGAAAAATGTCTAGATAGAATTTATACTTGGTTAAAATCTATAGAACATACAGTAATTACAAATAAAGAAGAAATAGATTCTGAAAAACGTCCAAAAGATATAAGCATTACAATAAGATGTAATAAATCTCATATATTTACACGAACTTTACAGACATTAATGACAGGTTCTTTATGTCCAAAATGTCGTTATAAATCAGAAGAAGCGTGTAGAGAGATATTTGAAAGTATTTTCAAAATACCTTTTCCAAAAAAGCGACTAAAAATTTTAGAAAATTTAGAACTAGATGGTTATTCTGAAGAATTTTCTATAGCATTTGAATACGATGGAAAACAACATTCAGAATACATACCACACTTTCACAGAAATGGAAAAGAAGATTTAGAGAAACAAAAGAAACGCGACGAGTTAAAAGATAGATTATGCATAAAAAATGCCATAAGTCTTATCCGCATTCCATACACATTTTCTTATACAGAACCAGAGAAACTAAAAGAATATATTTCTACCCAGCTAGAAAGATATGGAATGTAATTAGCCCCCTTTTATCTGGTAGTTATTAGGATTTATATAGGTATGAAAATAATATTCAAATAAAATTTTACATGATATGAAAATAGGTAGATATGTATTATTATTTCCAAAAATATAAAAATAAAGTAGATATTCCTTAACAAAATCGAAAAATACGATTAACCATACACTATTCTTTGTTTTTGTAAATAGTATCACTCCAATTATTCTATATAACACAAAAAATACTAACAGACTATTATCAATCTTGAAAAATAAAAATATTAATAAATAAGAGATACAATCATAAATTTTATCACTAGACTGATAACAATATGATTTTAAATTTTTCTTATTCTTAATAAATACAGAATCTACACCATCTAACAGGGTTAAAATAATTGCTAAAATTAAATAAATATTATGCCCAATTTTACTATATAACTTCAGTATATACAGTGATATTACAGTAACTGTCATTCGGATAAACATAGCCACTTTCACTAAATTAGTCATCGTTTATTCTATGCATTTCCAGAAAAAATTACATTAACGAGAGAATATAAAATATAATTTGAAAATCATCTTGTAAATAAATATGAATATGGATAAGATTTTAGTTGTCTGTGCGAATGGTGATAAAATCCCAAATCTAGAGACGACTAAAAATATTGTAAAAATACTCGTAAAAAATAAACATATACCTGATAAAACATATGAATTAATTTCTATGAATCCCGCTGAAATAACAAAAGAAGTAGTATTTGACAAGCATATAAAAGGTTCTTTTCCAGACGATAGCCTAAAAGATGGAGAGTTTCAAGTTGTTATTTTTGAAGCATGCATGACATGTATGGCATTAGATTGGACAAAGGATATATCAGTCTTTAAAGATATCAGCCAAATTTATAGAATAATTAAAAATGATGGTTTATTTGTATGTTTTACTGAATGTTATTATAATGGAGAAGACAATATACTAGAAAAGGTTAAAGAAAAATTTACTCTACTAAACACCTACTATAGTAAAAAGCGTATAATAGATATGCCCCGTAGCATAGACGTATGGAGAAAAAAATGATTTTTTAACACAACATACTGTTAAAAAACACAATGGACTACTGTAGCAAGTGCGGAAAATTGGGGTTTCTTCCCCACAATGACACTCTCTGTTTCAGGTGCAATGAGGCTTTCTACAATGAGTTTTCCAAAGAATATGCTGTCTTGCAGGAGCCGGTAAAGTGTCGGAAATGTGGAAAGTTTGGGTATGTGTATAACTACGACACCTTTTGCTGGAAATGCACCGACATCTACACCATAAACAACCGGGTGTACATCGGACCCTATCGTTGTGATAAGGAAAAGGAGAAAGAAAAGGTTAAAAATGAGTTTGTTTCCAATATCAAAACATCTAACAGATACAGTTTTTTAGATGAAAATTAATTATTATTTTTATTTTTCCATATGTGTCTAAACCATACTATAAACAATATACCTACTATAGTCTTTAAGAGTATAGGTATATCAACCCCATACACAGCCATGAATAAGTACAACGGAAAAAGTATGGAGAAAAAGATTACTTGAGTAGAACGTATATTATAGTATAATAGTAGTCCTATAAGAAAGCCAATATCTAACATAACTACTATTATTCTAGTGACACCTATAGCGAGAGAATCATTAGACCTCTTAAAACTATCGTAAGTTATGAGAGATAGGATAAGAAATAAAACAAAGATTATAAGCATGTTTATTAGAAAAATTGTATATTCTTTTTTATAATAAAAAATTATTATGAAAACTAAAGTTATACTAATTATTATATTAATAACGATTTTGGTACTGGTTTTACTCTCTTCCCGAAATTGTGAAAAATGGTCACAGACTCTAAGCGCTCCTGATTCCCCTACGGGTGCTTGTTACTCTACGATGGAACAGTGTAATACCGGCTGTACCGGTTGGCGTTTTAATAATGGAAAATGCGAGTCTGGAAGTTCATGTAAACCTGGTGAAAATTGTTATGGTACACAAGAGGGATGTATGGGTAATAACGTCGTCGGCTATAGATGCAGCGATAATTGCGCCCAAGGACCTGTATGTGGACCCGGTGATAGTTGGGATACTTGTCATGGCTCACTGCAAAATTGCTTGGATAGTTGCACAGGTTATGTTTGCTCTACAAGTGCTAGTGGATGTACAGCTTCAGCTAAGTGTACCTCTACTAGTATCGGTACGACATGTTGGACTAAATGCCCAGATACGTGTGTTGGTTATAGATATGTTAATAATCAGTGTACAGCAGGAGCTAAGTGTATTGCAGGAGAAACGGGATGTTATCCTACAGAAGCATTATGTAAATCTAGTCCCTCCAGTATAAGTTATAAATCTTTAGGATCTCGTTGTTTTACTTCTGGGTATAATTGTGGAAGTCCTGGAGTGCCAATTCCTGGAGTAGGAAGTCCTGTTAAATATACTTTTACTCCAACTCCTAGTTCAACTTCAGTTCTCCGTGTAAAAGTAGCAGGAGACACTCTAACAGTATATGGAACAGTTGTAGATATAGATAATACTGCAAAGACAGTAAAAATAATACCAGATGTGATTCAGAGTAACGGACCTTCATCTGCAGATTTACCAGGAAGTACTTACTATTGGGGTAGAAATACTTGGTACACTAAAAATCAGGCCGTTGCATATGTATCACAATATTTTGGAACATATGGTAGCCCGTCTACATTACCTACCGACCCTCAATTAGCACCCTTAGCCAATGCACCATTAAGTGCGCTAACGTTAGCCAACATCCCAGATGTATTACTTTGAAGTTAAGGAATAAAATGTTTAGAACTATAAATATGAAAGTGTTAATTATATTATTATTCTTATTTTTCCTATTACTTTTATTGTCTTCTTCTAACTGTGAAAAATGGACACAAACTCTAACATCACCTTCTTCTGACACTTGCAACTCATCAATTAAAACATGTAATAATGCTTGGCATTTTAGTAACAACACATGCACCTCTGGAAGTCCATGTGATCCTGCGGATGTAAACTGTTACAGTACACAAGAGGGATGTATGGGTAACAATGTCAACGGCTATAGATGCAGCGATAATTGCGCACAAGGAGCTGTATGTGGTTCTAAAACTGGTGATAGCTGGAATACTTGTCATGGCTCGCGTGAGAATTGCTTGGATAGTTGTATTGTAAAACCGTCTAATATAGCTGATTGTGGAGATGTAAATAGAGAAAGAGGATGGTATGACTTTTCTCATTTTAATGAAGCTACTAGGACTTTCTCTAGATCTGGTCCTTACAATGATTACTGTAGATGGGTAAACAATGGTGCTGTTTTTTCGTGTAAGTTATTTGGAAGTTCGGATGAATACTCTAAAAATCCAGATGGTACTATTAAAAATTATGGTGTTTATATAAACAATCCCAATCAGAAACTTTTAGCTGGGCAAACCAATTGTCCCGTTATAACAGTTTTTGACCGTATAAATAACAATGAAAATATATTGTATAAATTATTTAACAATGGCAAGACTTTACAAGGAATAAGTGCGTCTCAAACGTATGTAAGTGACCGTCTTACAGGAAGTATTAGTCCTGAACTATTTTGGAGACTAGTAGGAAGTAATAGTGATTATTTATTTTATAATAAAAACAATGAGTGTTTAATCTGTCTTAACCCTGATGGGTGTCAAGATGATGTACCAATTCAAGAATCAGAAACACTAGAAGTGGTAAAGATTCGCATAGTTCCTATAGATCGAGCAAACGGGACATGTAATTTACAAAGTCTATCTGCACCTGGTTGGTTAAGTGTTGATAGTAGTAATAATCTTGTTAAAGTAATAAGTAACCAATCTGATCCATCTGCTGTTTGGACGATAGTTCCTTATAGCTTAAATAAAGTTCGTCTACTTTAAAAATAATAATATAATCTTATATTATTATGATAATTGGAATAACTGGAAAAAAACGTTCTGGAAAAGATACAGTTGCATCATTACTTGGCTATGAGAAAAGGTCCTTTGCCGACCCTTTAAAAAAGGCCTGTCAAGTTATTTTCAGCTTGTCAGATAATCAGTTAGAAGGTGATAAGGAAGAGGTGGACCCTAGATGGGGGGTTTCATCGAGAAAGATTTTGCAGATTGTAGGAACGGAACTTTTCAGAAACACGTTGCCTAATTATATGGAGATAGAGAATATATGGATAGAATCGGCGAAAATGTGGCTGGAGAGAAATAAGGGGAAAAATGTGATTTTTACAGATGTGCGTTTTCTAGATGAGGCAAGATTTATAAAAAAGGCAGGTGGTGTTATCCTTAGAGTTGTTAGAGATTTAGAAAATAAAGATACACATTCTTCCGAAACAGAGACTGATAAAATTACGGCAGATTATATAATATATAATAATGGTTCTTTGGAAGATTTAGCTAATAATCAGGTTCTCCAGACCTTGTCTTGCGATTCTCTGAGCGATTCTTAAACATAGAGCTTCTGTAGCACCGGAATGTCCGCATTGTGTTATTTTTGGATGTGTGCTGATGATGTCGATATTGGGGTGGTTCCAAAAAAGATAGCCTTTATCTTCGGGAGGATTCTCATTTTTCATCCAATCCCATAGCTTGAGTTCTGTGATTACGTTGCACATAACGGCAACTTCGTGACGAAAATCTTCGCCATATACCCTGATAGGGGGAATATCATGTTGTGTAAGGATGCGTTCCATTTTAGAAATAATTATAGGGAATAATTATTTTTTCAATTTATAGTGTTATTAAATATGGTAAATGAGTATTGCATCTAAGGGTGAGTATAACTTGAATATCATTAGTTTGAATAATGTCCCTGATACTGGTGAAACAACTATTAAGCGGTATTTTTGGTATGTAAACCCGTTGATAGTAAAAAAATTATGTAAGACTCTTGAGAGTAAGGATATCAGGGATAATATCTTAGATGTAGGATGTGGCACGACGCCTTTTGAAAAGGCTACGCATCTTATCGATTTCAACGATTATTCACATAAGGATAAGATTGTATTCAAGATTCCATATGGAGATAAGTTTTTTAATTATATTTTTTGTAGACATCTTCTAGAAGATATCCAAAATCCTATGAATGCATTTAGCGAAATGGTGCGTGTCTCTAAGTTAGGTTACATAGAGACACCTTCACCTTTAGTAGAACTATGCAAAGGTGTATCAGGAAGTGATTGTGTTGGGTATATACATCATAGATACATTGTTTGGAGTCACCCGGAAACAAATACTCTTAATTTTTTGCCAAAATATCCTGCAGTTGAGAGTATATCGTGTGTAAAAATGGTTCTATAAGTGATGGTAAATATGTATCATTTTTACGTATATTTTTACGTATATTATATTTTTGACTAGATTTTATTTCCCATATTCCCCATATTGTAAATATTATTTCCATTAATGGACGATTTTTAAGCACACTTATAATATCTTCTTTACTAGGATAACCTTTAGAAGCTTTAGAATGTATATGCCAGCTATATGTAGTATAAGTTTTATTTATACAAGAACTTTTTTCCCCAAATGTTTCTAAATAAAGAATTAAGGGATTATTATTGTATTTTTTTAGTATATTTGCTTTTGTTTTTTCATCTATATTACTAGGTAATTCTTTTAGCATAAGTAAATTTCCACATACTTCGCGACAATTATCACCACACTCAAATATCAGTTCCTTTATCAACTGTAAATCTTTTTCATGTACATTCATTTATAATAACTAATATTTTATTAAGCACATAACATTCCCGATGTTATTGTAGTACTCGTAAATCATGTATTCTTTGGAGACTTCGCCGTTCTTGCCTAGTTTGATAATCCAACGACAGGGCTGTGTAATATCCCAGCCTCTGTATGTCTTGTCGACGGGGTTGTAGTAGGGGACAAGATGATGGTGAATTTCTAGGTTTGTATAGCCTTTCATTTTCTGAAAGGCTAAGTACTGTGATTTGATTTTCTTGATGATATTTTTAGGGGTAATAATAGCCATGTACTTCTTCTTATTAAAAGGCAGAAAAAATCAATTTTAGTCTAAAATATCCATATGTTTCGAGGCTGAAAAAAGTATCATAAAAATCAGTATATATTTACCTACTTTCATTTAAATATGATAATACTATATTTAAATGTTTTTTATTCTGTTTCTAACACATCTGTTATTTCCTTAGCTATCTTGTTTATGGTTAATTCGCTTAGGATAACCTTTTTAGCGAACTCTTTGAGAGTAATATCCTTTCCCTTTTTGCAAATCCAGTAGTAAACGAGCCCACTTGCAACAGATTGCGGACGAGACCTATTTAAACGGGAAGATTTATTTTTTATTTTTTCATATAACTGAATGACTTCTTGTGTCTGCTCTTCAGATGCGCTAAATTTAGTCATCAGTTCATTGACAAGATTTTTAGGTGTAATATAGGTTGTTCTTATTTTGGATTCTTTAGGAGCATACAAATTAACATACTTAAGACCTTTAAGACCTGTCTTTCGGTTTAGATTAAATATCTGGATAAGTCGTTCGTGACTCTGAGGCTTACCACTCATTTTATAAGCGTGAAAAACACATGCAAACACAATAGCTTTACGCGAATTTCCTCTAAATATTTTTCCTTGGGTAACTTGTGCATATATTTTATTAGCTTTGGAAATAATACTCTCGCTAAAACCTAAATTCTCTACATCCTTAAAAATACTACGTTCTTCGATTTTACGCATCTGCACCCTATTAGGGTCAGAACTATGTTTTGTATCACTTTGGCCATAATATCTCCATTCTTTATCATGCGTAATATTATTTTGAACTTCTTCACCACAATCTACACAGACATTGACACCTTTTTCACTAATAATATTATTATGAAAGCAACGGGCACCTTCCTCTTCCTCGGACTTTACTTCATCCTCGGTTACTTTCGTTTTCTTATATTCTTCTAGAGCTTGATTAAACAAAATAAAATCTGACATAGTTTAGTAATCTTAAGATTTTTCTTAAAAATCATTTTTATATATTTTCTTGCTATATAGTCACTAACTAACTTTCAAAACGATTATACGCATCTGGCGTAAAATATAACTTGACATACTCATGAACATCATCTCTTTCTAAAATCTCCTCCGGAGTAATCCATATCGCATCCATATGCTGATCTTTAAACGTACTCTCATCATACTCATCCAGATCTAAATCAAACGCAAAACAAACATAATGTGTTGTAATAACATTGTTATCCGAGTCTTTCGCATCTGCAAAATTATCATTATAAATATGCTCTGAAACACAACGTGGTTTAGGTCTGATATCTTCAGATACTCCCAATTCCCATGAAACAATACGACGGCTGCCTTCTTTGATGGTTTCATTTTTGAAAAGCCGTCCACCAGGTACGAAATAAAACCCTTTGGCGGGTGAGTTTTTACGTTTACCGAGAAGAATCTGGCCTTTATCGTTCTTAACGATCAGATCTATCGACACGATTTGCGTCATGTTAACAACGCTTAGAAATTTTTCTGCAGAAAGCATTTATTATAATTATTTTTTTCTACTGTTATTTAAGGAAACTATTTTTATATAAAAATGACCACTGAAATATCCGACAAAATATACGGAGAACTAAAGGAAACCGAAGAAGTCTTAAACGAAGAAAATCTCTCTCGATTTATTGTCGATTTCTCTCTTTCTTTACCTACACGAATAAAAGCCCTCTCTATGTACTACAAAAAAGAAGGTGGAAATAACACAGTTGAACTCGTTAACAAACTCTCTATCATGTATGAAATGTCCGGTACTAAACTTATTCGCCAATTTCTTTTCACCATATGCGAAAACGACCTTTTAGAGCCTTTTTTACAAAGCTTAGCTGCCCGTTCTCTTGTTTCTTACGATGAAAAGGATGACCTTGGCTACCGAGCGATCGATATTGTTTACCCTAGATTTGGGCCGGAAATCGGAACGCCCTATAAAATAGAATTTGTAAAAATGCTAATGAACAACGACAACTACAGAGATAAGGCTCGTGACCATTTTATAGATATAATCAACGACCAGACGATAGACTGTGACTATCGGTACAAAGTCATTTTAAGTCTGGAAAATAAGCAGGAAACTGTCGTAGAAGAGCAATCTAAGCGTATGTTATACTTTATAAAACAGGCTCTTTTGCAATTTCTTTCACAGGGGAAAAACAGAACGTTATACCGTATTTTAGCGGGGCAATATCTGTTGCAAAAATGTGAAATAACGGAAGAAAGAGGTATGATAGAAGACTTTTTGTTAAGTTTTTCTAGAGATACAGAGTTGGATTACAATCTTCGGGCGGATTCAACAGATGTGCTTTTACAGTTGGGTTCGGATGTTTCGAAGAGTATAGCTAAGGATATTATTCTTCATTTAGGAATAGGAAATAAGAATGTCTTAACGGTGTATGATAATTCTCAAAATGTTCATACAAAGGAAATTGAAGATAGTGTGAAAGATGCGTTGGAATTTTTGCAGACGTTTGAATTGATGAAGTATCAGGGTAAATCGATTACGGTAGAATTTGTAGAGAAAAAGATAGGGGATATTCTTAAGGAAGAAAAGAAGGCGTTGGGTGTGAGTAAATATGAGAAGGAGGAGAAGATTAATGTTGCTTTTAATCGTATAGTTATGGATAGGGCATTGTATAGTAAGTATAATTGTACGTTATCTCATATATTGTTGCAGATATGGACTTATTTATGGGGGCATGAGAATGAGAAGGAGATAACAGGTAGGTTGATGGAAGAGTTGTATGAGATGGCGGGGACGTGTTCATCTGGGTTTGCATCTAGGCTTATTAATACGATTTCTGGGTTTGGAGATTTTAGTATGAAGATTTCGTGGAGAGATCAGATTATAGCTAATCTTTCTGGGCGGTTAAATGCGCGTATACGAGATATGGATAATTTGACGTTGCAAGAAAAGGTGTTGGAAGAGATGACGATACCATCGGCTAATTACGATTTGCGAAAGAATTTCTTAAAATTCTTAAGGAAAAATATGCTTTCGATTAGGGAAGAAATGTATGAGGAGTTTAAAAAGCATATTTCGGATACAGATTTCGATCTTTATTTCCGAGGGGCTGTGTCTGTTTATGAAAATGGTGAGTAAATATATTAAATCTTTTTTGAGAGATTTAATATTCTTCGACTATAACTGGTGGGGATTTTTTTGTTAACAGAATCCAATCTTCTTCCAAGTCTGTTTCAAGTTTTTTGGGTGGTTTTAAAAACTTGTATACCATCCCACTCGCTGATATACCATACTCTATCAAATAAGAATATCGCCATAACATATAACCCATAAACGCATAACTATACATTTATTTAAGGGGAGAATTATTTATTCGCTTTGTTCAAAAGAGTTCCCAAAACTCCATGGAGTAACCGTATTTTCTTTTTTGAGTTTCTCAATATCCGCTTTTAAATATGTAGTATACCATACCCATGATAGGTGTCCGATACATCCAGTAAATACGATTGCAGACAATACAGTAATTCCTATAGCCATTTTCTTATTATAATCATCATCATTGTCGCAAGGTTCCTTCTCTGCTTTTTCAAGTTTTTGATATTCAATAATGAGACCAATTCCAATACCCATAATAGATCCAGCGAGTAAGCCAGATATTATAATATAGGGGTTGCTACCTCCTACCTGTTCTTTTGGTTTTAATATATTGTAACAATCTGAGCCTTCACCGAAAATGCACATAATAAAACTTATAGTAGCTACAATAAAACACACAGAAAGTGCTTGTATAGCGGTCCATCCATTTCTTATAAAACTACTTTTACATGAACCTTTCAAACTTTCAAAAGCTTTTTGCGACATGCCAGCGAAGATAATACCAAAAAGACCAATAAAAAATACAACTAATAGATGATTAAATTCGTAATCCATTTATTTTAAAAACTATAAACTTAAAAAAATATTTTAAATAAAAAATAAATGATCGATTTCAAATTACTTATATTTTCCACATGGCCATTATACAATATAGTATTCGCTATATGGGGAATAAGTGTTCTAAAACATACCTGTGAGAATGCTTCTTCTTTATTTTTATATTTACGTATTTTACTATGTGCTAATGTAGCAGCATTGACGCTAACTATAAGCATGATTATGTGCTTTGACATCTGTTATATAACAGATCAAGGATTACCTACTACAATTTTAGCTACTTATACGAGTGTTAGTATTATAAGTATAGTTGTACTTTTTCTAATACAAAAAGATATCTCGGAAGATTGCTTCTCTGGTGATACATCAACGTTTACCATGCTTTGTTGGATATCTATTGCATTTAGTTTTTCTGTATTTCTTGGAATAGTTTTATACTATCTATTTGTAGGACGTCGATACAATATTTCACCCGAAGGAATAAGACGCGCGAAACAGAATGCTGAGCGTCAAAGAGACATAGCAAAAGCACGCAAAGAACGACTTCTAAAAGAACAACAACAACTTAACGAAGCTCTTGGTGAGATTAAAGGGATGCAAGATTCTGAATTAGATAGGGGACAACAACAAAGAGAACTAAGAGAAGCTGAAAAAGAAAAAAGAACTACACAAGAGAAGTTAAGAAATCTAGAAGTTAACGCTAAAAGAAAATCAGTCATCGTGAATAACTATTTTAAGTTGAAAGACAAATATAACAGAAATACTAATAACGACGAGACAAAAGTTGATATATATCATGACATATATAAATTAAAACAAGAATATGATAACTTACTTGAATCGAATAAAGAAAATAAATTTGGTACAGTTGAAGAAAACAAACCAGATCCATTTACTGGGGAAATAAATGAGTTTGTAAGGAATGAAAAAGAACCTGTTCAAACAATTGAACAAAGAATAAGTGAGCAAAGTTTACCACAAAGAGTTAAACGTGGACTACAAAGGGTTGTTGGAAGAATAAATCGATCTGGTGGAGGAGGTGGACAACCAGTAAATGGAGGTATACATGATGGAGAAGTATCGATGGTTCCCGATTCAGGAGCAGACGCACAAGAAGCAGGACAACCAGCAGGAGCAGGACCAGCAACAGGACAACAACCAGCAGGAGCAGGACAACCAGCAGGAGCAGGACAACCAGCAGGAGCAGACGCAGAAGAAGCAGGACAACCAGCAGGAGCAGGACCAGCAACAGGACAACAACCAGCAGGAGCAGGACCAGCAACAGGAAAACGACTGGCCCCACCATCAAGAACAATGTCAAGACAAGAGGCAAGACAAAGAGCAAGACAAAGAGCAGCAGGATAATGAAGTGGATATACTATAACCAATTAATTAATAAATTTATTTCTTATAGAAGAAATAAATTCTACACTATCTGCTTAAGTTGTTTTTAATTTTTCTTCAAATTGTTTATAATTGTTCTTGATGATATCTAGAAATTCGTAATAGGTGTCTCGAGCAAATTCTTCACACATCGAAGACATTATAACCTTTCCAGAATGAAAGACTAAAAACGTATTAAAACGCTCTTTATCTAGCTTCTTTTGCATTTCTTTAGGTTTTAGTGTGTCCAAGTAAGTCTGATAAGGAATAGTTTTCGGAACCATCCAATCAGACTCTTTATACACTAGTTCTTTTATAGACAAGTCTGTAATAGCTTTTTTCACAGGGATTTTAATATTAACACCTGTATAGCCAATACTAGTCTCAAGTAAACTACAATATTGTGTAAAGGTGTTAAAATACTCATCAAGCTTTTCTCTGTCTAGAATAAAGCCTAAACTAAAGTCGATATTACGCATAGCTGGGATAAAAATAGCCTTGAAAGATTCATTTTCCCCAACAGTGTATATATCTTTTGTATCTTTAATGTAGTTCCAGATATACTTAACACATCTTTCAGCGTGGGTATCTTTTTTACACCCAGTCATCTTGAATTTCCCGTTATTACTGATCTTAAAGTTGATTTTCTTACCATCTATAACCATAACAATCGTAACAGAATTACGGAAATAATCAGTCGACTTGCCATCTTTCTTTTTCTTCTTTTTCAAAACAACACCTCTCACGTTGTTAGCAAGGTCAATTGTTATAATAGAGCCATCCGATATATTTTTATTAGGGTCTGTGACTGTATTTTTCTTTTTACGTCCGCGTCGTTTAGGAACAAGAACGTAGTCTGTGATAGGTAAGAAATCAAATAATTTTTTAATATTTAGAGTTATATTAGTCATCACGATAAACGTCTTCGTGCTCACTGGAATATCTTCAAACTTTGGAAATTGGAGATTTGTATCTGTCATGTTAATTACCAATTTAAAAAAGTTATTTTTTTAAATTATTTTTATTTATGCAGTTTCTTTTGAACTGCATTCTTATCTTTTTCTATTTTTCTTTGTAATTCTCTCCTTTGTTTTCGATTAAGATTGAGTTTTTTGGCTTTTTCTTCCGCGGCTGCAAAGATTTGTTCCGCTGTAACTAGTTGTGTGTTTAGCTTTGGAACTTCATCTTCCGAAAATCCAAACTTTTCATACCATTT